TTTTTGTTCAGCTACTGTTGGTAAAGGTTTTTCTTCTTCTACAGGCATTAATTGAGAAGAATTATCATATACTTCCGTTTCGTTTTCATCAACCCATCTTTTTGGTGTATCATCAAAAGGCATTTTACTTTCCTCTTTATTTATTAACTATATTATAGAACTAGTTAATTTTATTGTTTTTATTTAATAGTTTAGTATTTAGAAGCTTTCCATCGCTTTCCTTTATATAAATTTTTTATTCTTTTTCTTGTGTTTTGTCTATTTATGTGCATCATTTGATCTATTGGATAACCAACTTTCTTCATATATAAAACCCATTGATCAAATATTTCTAAAAGTTTCGCTTCTTCTTTACTATCTATACCCATATGTGTTCTTATATCTAATGGTTTAGCTACTAATTTATCATTTATCTTTTTATGAAGATCCGTATAAGCATATTCAGATGCTCTTAAACAATCTACAACTTCTTGTAATGGTGGAAATTTTATTGTTGTTCCATAAAAAAGTCTAATTAATTTCATGATTAAAGCTGGATCATTAAGAACATTAAATAATTCCATAAAACCTGGATAACCGCGGCTTTCAAGTATTGTACATGTAATGTATACCATCTCAGTACACGCTAATTCTTCATCAGATAATTCATACGATAATTTACTTTCTTTTTCAGTCATATTACAATTTCCATTTTTTCATAAATTGTTCAACAACAGGAACAATGTTATATTGCCATTCGTTAATATGCATGTTATCTATAGACATTTTCTTTTCTTTATTTGGTATTTTCATAAACGCTCTAAATATTGTAATTAACCAGTAAATTTCTTCACGATTAGATTTACAAAGATCAAATGTATCTTCTAATAACGTTTTTATATCTTCTTCTATATGTTGATTTGTAAATACTTTAGGCATTATAAATTTCCAAATATAGATGTATCTGGTCCATTTTCTGCTATTTTTCGAATCAATTTTAAATCTCGTTTATCGATTAAATCTATAAGTCCTTGCTTATCTGTTATCAGATTTAATCTATTATTTTCATCGATCTTCAAAGTTCCAAAAATAGTTTTTGTTTCACCATCTATTAAAGCTTCTTGAAGACAATAACATAGATAATCATAAATAACGGTAGCTACTTGTGTTTCTGATAATCCAATATCTTCTGAGATAGATTTAATTTTACCTGCTGTAGCTACCATGCTTATTCCATGCCATCAGTAAGATCTTCTTTATCTAAAAGATTACCTTCTTTACGCAATTTTTTAAGATCAGTATTAGTTGAATCAATGTGAGCTTGAATTTTTTGTTGTTCTTTAAAGTCATCTACGATTTTTTGAGCATGTTTCCACCACTCATCGTGTACTTCTTTTTTATTTTTATATTCAGCAGCTAAACAAGCATATAAGACTTGAAATTCTTGTCCAGAAGCAAATTTAATGTTTTCTCCAACTAACGATACATCAGAATATTTTATTGGTGCCATAACATATTTTTGACGAGTATAATCATATCTTACACCACCTAACATGTTCATCCAATATCCTTTATCTGCAGCCCAATCTAATTCACTATCATATTCTGTTTCAGATAAATCAACGCTTTTTACTTCAATAGTCATATAATTTCTCCTTTTTAACTATTTAATAATTATTTTTCATATTAACTGACATTTGTTTAAAATTATTAATGTCATCTTTTTTAAGAATTTCATCAGCCATATCTACAATTTTATTCATTGAGCATAACATATTATTGTATAAGATATGACCTTCTTCTGTTATTTCTACTTTCTTTTTATAAAATTTTTTAATTATTGATACAGCTCTTTCGTATTTTGGAGCAAGACCTAATAATGCTACTTCTTTATCTATTTTCCAATGTTCGACAAAACTGTTATACATTAAATAATTGTTTTTACGTAAATTTATTATTTTTGGGCGTGTCAAATCATATTCTTTAGCTAATTCTTCTACTGAAATCCCAAAAGCAAGTTTAATTAGTAATTCTACTTTAACTTCTGGATCTAATTTAGGTTTATTGTTTATTTCTTCCATATTTCATAATTCTTTTTATAACTAGGTTTTTTATAATAGAGATAAAACTAGAGAAAGGATAACTATTTATTAGAACCAGTTAATAAAGAATTTATATATATAAAATTTTAAATTATTTTAATGGCTTTACAAAAAAACATAATATATACATAATATATATAGTTTATTAGGAGATATTTAATGATTAATGGATTTAAAATCATAACGCTGTGTGGAAGTACAAAATTCAAAGATAAGTTTTTTGAAATACAAAAGAAACTTACTTTAGAAGGATATATTGTTATATCTGTTGGATTATTTGGTCATTCTGGTGATAAAGAGGTGTGGACAGAAGGTACTAAAGAAATGCTTGATAAAATGCATTTGTCTAAAATAGATTTGGCTGATGAGATTTTTGTAATAAATGTTAATAATTATATTGGTGAAAGTACGAAAAGAGAAATAGAATATGCGAAATCTAAAAATAAGATTGTGAGATTTTTAGAAGATGAATAAGGATTATCAAATACTTTGTAGATCAATAAAATTAAAGCATCTTGCTATAATGAATTATTATTTTAAACATAAGCTATTTTATATTTTAGAAAATAATCCTAAACATATGTTATGGTTTATGAAGTTTGCAAAAAGAAACAACGTAGTATTTAATATAGAAGGATAAACAATGAGCGATCCATCATTAGTACAAATAACATTTAAAATTAAACCTGAAATGCCTAAAGACATGAAGAAATTAATTCTTGCGTATTTTACTGATTATTACATAAAGTATTATCCAGATAAAACTATTGATAGAAAAGAATGGACAAAACTGATAAAAAAGTACGATACTATAAGTGATTTGTATCGTAATGATGCTTATCACAATGTAGATTTTCAACGTTGTCAACTAAGTACATGGGATGTTTATGACCTTGATACTAACGAATTATTTGAAAAACGTGGCTGGTTTGAAGATGAAAATGGTAATAAAATAGAAGAAGATAATCCTTTACCAGATATAGGAATATCTATCCTTTCATTACCAAGAAGACCAGAAACACTTGATGAGTTTTTCAAATTAGTTGGACCATACATAAAAAGTTTAGTCACAACGATAGGTATTTGTCATTATTACGATTATGGAAAAACAGTTGCTTATTACTACTTTGATAGAAAAGGTAATATCCGTAAACATGTGATAAAAACAGATGATAGTGATGAGATTTTGTATGACGATAAAGGAAAAACAATTGAAGAACGTAGAGAATATATAAAATTTAGTATAGAAAAAGCGTTTGAACTCGGTAATATAAGTGAAAACGATAGAGATGTTCTTTTAAATCAGATTGACAGTTATCTTCTTTACGATGACGAAGATTTAGAAGTTGAAGAATATGATGAAAAATAAAACATAGAGATAAAAAATGACTAAAAAAGATAAAAATTATAAACCTATTACTACAGTTGAAATCATTTGTACGCCTATTGTAGATGATAATAATAAAGTATCTGGAACAAATTATGACTTGAAGATAACAAACAATGGTTATGAAGTTGTAATTCCGATAAACAAAAAAGTTACAAGTTTACCAACAAATGAACTTATTAATAAGATTTTAGATGTTTTGAATATTACAGAAGCAGAAGTTATTACTAAAAACAATACGCCTGTTTCACCAGTGGTTGTTCCTATGTCACCAAGAGACCCTGTTAACCCAGTAGATCCATGGAGAGAAATTAGACAACCTATTATAACTTATTCAACTACAACACCTGACCCTGTTGGAAAAGAAATGAAAAAATAGGACAATCAACATATTATAAAAATCAAAGATAACAATGAAATCATATTTAACACGAAAGGATAAATAATGAAAAGTGTTTATTTTTATATTTTAGTTATCATTACACTTTTAGTATTAATTGGATGTGATAATCAATGTGCACATAGTGAAGCAAATTGTGAAAATCGTAACAATGATACATATCTTAAAACAGATTCTATATATCAATATAAGATTGTTTGTATTGATAACAAAGAATTTATAGAAGGTCCATCAAGATTAGCAATAAACATAGATCAATTTACTGGTAGACCTATTCCTTGCACCGTCAAAACAAAATAGGAGTTATCAATGGGATATCGTAATTATTTATATGTAGCTGATAAAAAGAAATTTAATAAGTTTCGTAAATTAAATGCTAAACAAATGTGGGATTTAGTTGGTAAAGATAAAGCTCTTGATGAAGAAGATCTAGAAATAGCTCCATGGTTTTATGATATAAAAGAAATAATAGATTTAGAAGAAGTATTTGAATTTGGCAAATATATAGACTTTTATGATAGAATTAAACAATATTTAAAACCAGCATTTAAAGATAAAAATATACAAAAACAATACAATGAAGAGGAAGAATTCATGATAGCCAAACCTGAAATTATTCAAGAGTGTATGACTATCTTTAAAGAAAAAATAGAAACGTATTATAAAGACTTATTAAATGAAAAATCTTCTGATGAATATGATAAACGAACACAACAAGAGAGATTAATAGGTTGTATTAAAGATCATCTTTGCTGGGTAAAATTCTTAGACTATTTACCAGAAAATAAATGGAATCTTGGTGGAGGTTGGTTATATGAGCATGAAGTATTCACATTGATGCATATTGCTCGTATTTTTAATCCTAAAAAACATATTTTGCTTTGGTTAGGACATTGAGATGGAGAATGAAGAATGACAGAAAGCTTATTACAATTACATGAATTAGTTAAAGAGCATCCTTTTCGTATCAATAATGATAAGAAATATCTTTCTAATTATATTGATATATATTATAAGTTTTATAAAGAATTTGAAAAAGAATATCCTTATGAAAGTAATAATAAACAAAGATGTGGTTTAAGTTATATGCTTCATGATGCAACTAAAGCAATATCAAACATTAAAAATAAAGGTGATTATTCACAGTGGGAAATACAAATATTAGAAATAGGATTAAGTGCATTACATTTATATATGGATTATGGTATTTGTCCTAATTATTATAGAGTATGGTATGATAGAACTTTAGATCATTATACATGGAATGAAAAATATCAGAAATATTTTATTAAATTTTATGATAAGAACAAATATGCAGAACGAGCAGAGTGGTATAAAAATCATTGGAAAGATTCAATGGATAATAAAGATATAAGAGAAGTTGTTGAAGAAATATGTAATGAACTTCAATTTACTTATGATAATTATGATGAGTTGTTTGGTAAGGATATACAAAACATAAAATTAACGGAAAATGAAGAAATTGAACTTGAACCTGATGATTGGTTATTGAGATGATAGATATGTTTTAAAATATCAACAAAAAAAAGGATTAAAATAATGTTAGAATATGAGTTAAAAGAAAATATTGGATATAACGAAGAGCTTGGTCAAATTATTCCATTTAAAGTTTGTAGTGTCGAGCAAATAATATATCAAACAAAAGAATCTCTACATCCTGAAGAAATCCTAGCTAACGAATATGATATAATGGAAGTAAAAAGAGCTTTAGAAATAACTAAAAAATTTTTAGAAATAGCTGAACAAACAGGTTGTTGGTTTGAGGATTAGAAAAATGATTAAATTATGTTGGTGGTTAATTCGAACTCTTATCTGGGGTAATGATTTTAAGATAGATTTTAATTTTAGTGTAGACTTTGAAGAAGCTATGATATATCTTAAAAAAGGATATTTTATACGTAAATTGGCTTATGAAGACGTATTATTCGTTAAAATAAAAGGTAATATTTATTGTATAAATACCACAAAAGGCACAGCAACAGTTATAAACGGTTTTACATCTGAAGCAATGAATAGTTTGTGGAAAATAGTTCCAGAAAGAATGCAAACAGAAAAGAAATTTTTAGATAAGGATTTGATATAATGACCAAATATACTGTAGAATTTAAGACAGAAGGTGGAAAAACAATTTATCCGAAAATCATAACTGTAGATTGTATGGAATTTAAGGTTCTAAAATGGACAGAAGATAAATCAGAAGCTATAGCTTGGAACGAATATGATTGTGCAGATGACTTTGCTATGGAATTCGAAAACGCAGAAGTTGTAGAAATTTAATATAGAAGGGAAAACTTAAATGACAGAGAATCATAATGAATTCGAACAAGAAATGGAAATGTTAAGGCAAGAAATTTCTAAATTGATTAAAAATCACCTAACTAGTCGATATACAGAAGAATACTTACGGGCAAAATTACCTCCTTTTACTAGTGTCGATGATAATATAGAAATATTAACACAAAATATTTTAATTACTTTTGGTAAATTTGCTTTAGAACACGGTTGGTTTGAAACAAAAGAGGAAGAAAACAATGATTGATAACTATTTACAAGAATTAATAAAAGAAGAAACAGATAAATTGAATAATACAATTTGTCTTATTGCTTCTGAAGGCTTACCAGATCAAGATATCTTAGATTTAGAGGGTTCTGTTATGTCTGTGCACTATTCAGAAGGCCTGCCTGGAAATAGGCATTATGCTGGATGTGAAGTTATAGATAAACTTGAGCAATACTGCATAGATAAAGCTTGTGAGTTGTTTAGGGTTAAGCATGCTAATGTTCAAACATTTAACGGTAGTAATGCAAATACATGTGTATATCACGCTTTTTGTAAACCAGGTGATAGAACATTGTCTATGGATCTTAATCTTGGAGCCCATTTGACTCACGGGAGTAAATTTACATATTCTGGTCGCATGTATGAAAATCATAATTATGAATTAGTAAATGAATTAATTGATTATGATGAAATTAGAAAAAGATTATATGAAGTTAAACCTAGATTGTTAATTATGGGTTATTCTGCATATTCAAGGCGTATTGATTTTGAAAAAGTTAGAGAAATTGTAGATGAGTATAATACTAAATTAAGAGAAGAATATGAAAACAATGCTAAAAGTAGTGAAGGTGGATATGACGCTACTATTGATTGGTATATGAAAGAGTATGAACAAAAAAAGTGCATTCTTTGGACTGATATGGCTCATTTTAGTTTATTTATCGCAGCACATCTGTGGAAAGATAAGTATGATCCAACGATTTGGTCTGATGTTGTAACTACTACTACTCACAAAGGTTTACTTGGTCCACGGAGTTCTGTTATTCTCTGGAATAATGATGATTACACAAAAAAGATTAATAGTGCAGTATTTCCTGGAAATATTGGAGGAAGTAATCAAGCTATGACAGCAGCTAAAGCACAATGTTTTATAAATTGTCTTAAACCAGAATTCAAAGATTATGCAGAACAAGTATATCGTAATATGCAAGCTATTATAAATGGTATTAAGGATTTCGATAAACAATCTAAAATTCGTTTTGTATCCGGTGGTTCTGAAAATCATATGGTTCTTCTTGACATGAAAGGTATTGGTCTTACTGGTAAAGAAGCAGAATCTTTATTGGAATCATATAACATTATATGTAACAAAAACATGATTTCTGGTGATTTAAAGCCAGCAGATTGTACAGGTATTCGTCTTGGTACTCCAGCTATTACAACTCGTGGCTTTGATGAATCTATGTGTTTTGAACTCGGTCAGCTTATTGCTCGTATTTTACTTCGTGGTAAGCAAGAAGTTCCAGAAGGTACAATTGATATAGAAGATGCTTCTATACGTTCCACGATTAAAAAAATGCTTGATAAAGTTGGTCCTTTTTATAAACAGAAATATGATTTGCCAAAAGATGATGGACCTGATGATATTATAGCATAAAAAGTTTTACTTTTTAATAAAGACGGCTTATTTAATATAAGTCGTTTTTTTTTATAAGGTGTGAAAATGAATAAGAATAAATATATTTGGCAAGTTTTTAGAAAAAATATAAAAAATTTAGAAAATATAATCACGTCATTAGTGTTACAAAATAAACTTTTTTACAATTTTAAATTTTGCGATTACAAAAATGTATTTTTTAAAATTAAAAATTGCTGCAAATATGATCTTACGAAAGAAATGACATTTGTCAGAATAATTAATCAGTATTTGATTCATTATAACATAGTTATTTATTTTAAAGATACATATACTTACTTCCTATGTAAATGCTATGATAACAACATCAACGACTTTATTGTAGAAGCTATAACTAGATCTAATGAATCAGAAGATATAATTCATGATCATTTTATTTCATTTGATAAAATGATTCAAATATTAAATGACACTAATATCGATTTTACCATTGGCGATAAGTAAATTTCTTACTTTCATCAGCTCTAAAAGGTTGGCGAATTGTGAAGTCAGTTACTGTTGTACCATCATAATTGTAATGTACAAGTGGAACAATTGGATTGAAGCTACTTACTGCTCCACTATATATTCTAGCTATGTTATTTTCATTTCTAACATATCTATAATAACTATCACTTAAATCACTATAGTTATTAACTTCTCCAGCATAATAATGAACGCTTATATAACCACTCCAATTAGTTAAATAAATAGTATTATATTGTTGTAGTAATTCAGATATTCTTAAGGCATTATTGATCCTATAAATAGATTTCAAATTTTTATTTTCATCAAATCCATTAGAAATTAATCCTTTAACTCCAGGTAAAACAAAAGCATGATGTCCAATAAAACCTGCTCCATTAAAGATCATATCATGATCATTAGAGTCTTTTGCGATATGCCATTGATTATCAGAACCATAACTTACTACACATATAGGATAACAAAATCTAATAGCTGCAGTACCAGCATTACCATACGTATTAATTTCTTTATTAGTAGTATCAAACCATACATGCCAAGCAACATCAGCAAGACTATCTATAGTACCAGATACTACTTTAGATAATGAAAATGTACGAAAATATCCACCTTGACTAAATACCATACTATTTCCGTTATTAGCAGAATAAGAAGAAAAATCAGTTGTTATATCATTATTAATGGTTTTTGTAGAATAACTTGAACCGTCATTTGTCAATATACTTCCAGCTTTCAATGTTAACACATTATTCTCTAAAGTCAACTTCAAATTCTGTGGTATCTTCAATATACAGTTACTTAAAATACCAGCGTGAGTATTGAATGTATGTGAAATATCCTTTATTTGATAAACTTGATCATTATTATATGTATTTCCACTTACTACTTCTTTATATTGATTATACGACAATTTATTAATTATCAAATCTGATATTGGGGTACTACTCATATTATATAAATCCATTGAAAATAACTATTTATTTATAGAACTTATTTGAATAAATGTTATTAAAGATTTATATTCTATGGCTTTACTCATAAGATTTTATGATATAAAAATAATCAAAATTTAAGTTCTTTTAATTGAAAATTTATAACGATTGTCTTGGAGTAGAAAATGAAGATATGTACAGTCACTAAAAAACACAATACGGGTATAAATGTTGGAATGATTCTTATAAATGATGAAGATAGAGTTTGTTTTGAATCAAATTTTTGTGTTACTAGTGATAGAGAATCAGATGGACATCTTATGGGAATATGGCGTGCTTTAAGTGTTATTAAAAATCGTGGTAAAAATGTTGATCATCAAGATATAGTTTGTATTCTTCCAAAAGATTTAAAAGGATGGATAGATTTACGTTTGAGAGAAGATAGATATACACAACATCTTAAAAGAATGCTTAATATAGAAATTATATCAAAGGATATCAATGACGAAGATAAGTTATATTTAAATGTAGCAGAACAACAATGTAATAAAAATAATATAAAACCAGTTAAAAATAATAACGGCCGTTAACAATGGCTTTACAAAATAGTTTTATTAACTATATAATATATACAGTTTAATTAGAAAGAAAGGAAAATAAAATATGTTAGGAATACCTTCAGTTATTTGGACTGATAAAAACGGCAACGATCGTGGAATCGATTTGTGTTCTAGATTATTACGTGACAGAATTGTCATGTGTACCGATGAAATCACTAATGAGTTAGCAGAATCAATTGTTGCGCAGTTATTATACCTTGAAGCAGAAGATAAAGATAAACCTATCAAAATGTTTGTTAATAGTCAAGGCGGTTCCTGTCTTGCTGGTCTTTCAATTATTTCTTGTATGGAAACAATTAGTTGTCCTGTACATACAATTATTTCTGGTCTTGCGGCTTCTATGGGTATTGTTATTGCAGCATCTGGTGAAAAAGGTAATCGTAGTATTTATCCATTGTCTAGAGTGATGGTACACCAGTGTAGTGGTGGTCAATCTGGTAATGTTCAAGATGTGCGTGCTAACTACAAAGAAATGGAAAAAGTTAATGACATTCTTATGGAACAGTTAGCAAAATGCTGTAGTAAAGATGTAGAAATAGTACGTAATGATTGTCAACGTGATACTTGGTATGGACCAGAAGAAATCATTGAATACGGTTTGGTCGATAAAATTATTAAACCTCGTAAATGATTTAAATAGAGTTATACCATTCCATAAATTCTTCTATTGTAAAGAATTCAAGCCAATTAAGACCGTTATCTTTAGCGGTCTTTCTTTTTAAAGGATCACGAACTGTCCAGGTGTTTATAGCCTCAACATAATAATCTGATGTTTTAGCTTTTTCTTTCCATTTATCTAATAATTTTAAAGCATCTATATCATTTTCATTAAATGGACCTAAAATTTTTTTATTTGATATCTTACCATGAGTCCAATGACCTTGATATTCAATATACGTATCTAACTCTGGAATATAAAAATCACAAGCAAATGGATATAACTCTGAAGAATATTGGCATTCTATTAAATCAAATTTACGTTCTAATAATGTTTTAATATATTTTTCTGGATTTGAAATATTAAGAGTGCCATTTCTTTTACGCGTTTTAAAACCTTTATTGACAATATCTGGAACTTTACTTGGATGATCTACACCGAAATGTAATAAATATGTTTCTCTGGCTTTAGCTTTTGTACTTTCTGCTTGTGTTGAAAATTCAACTCCATATTTATTTATACAAGTTTGCTTATATTTATCTCTATTATTATAATTTTCATTATTATATTTACATTTCTTTGTCTGTTTTATTTTTTCTTTTGTCTTATTTAAAAGCATTTGGTGCTCTACACCATATTTTTCTAAACAGGTTTGTTTTGCTTTTAATCTATTATTGTAATTTTCATCACCATATCTTTCTTTACAGGTAGTTTTACTACGTATGTGCATACAGTGTGGACATCCTTCACCCATCAAATGATGTTCGAGATTTTGATAAAAATACTTATTACAGCTTTTACAATAAATTTTAATTTTATAATTATTATTCAATCTTTTATTAAAGCTTTCTTCATCATATGTATATCTATCAAAATGAATAACTTCAACTTTGTCGATAAACTCTTTAAATGTAAGCTTAGCTTTATTAATATAACACAAATTGGGACAGCCTTGTTTATTTACTAAATGATTAGAAACTAACTGCTCAAAAATTTTACCACATTTTTTACAAATAATTTTAATTTTTGATCTATATCCATTATATTCAACTAAGCTATAATCATATTTATCACCATGAATAGCTTTAGCTCTTTCTATAAATTCTTCTGTAGTTAATTTTTTAGACATTTTTATAATCTCCATTATAATACTCAATAAAAATAAACAGTGGCAATGTTGTGAGTTGCAACACTTTCAGTCTGCAGAACCTAGCCACTTTTATTAGAACTAATAATTATCTAATTCTAAATGAAATTATATTAAAAATAAGAGGTCATCATATAGGTGACCTCTATAATATTATTATATGATTAAAAAAATCATTTCAATATTAGATAACCAAAAAATGCCAATGTAGCACCCCAATACCATTCACTGATCTTCCAACCATTTTTACCATCGTCATAAATATGTCTACAAGTCCAACCTCCTAACCAATAGATTGTACCTTGTAAAAGACCAACACAACAATATAATATTGAATTAAGCCATAGGCCTAAGATAAATGTTGTTAAGCCTCCTCTAAGTGATAATGTAACAAAACCGTATAATTTACCGTTATCCTTATAACTACCTTCTGGTAGTAAATTTCCTAACCACACAAAACATTTGTGATTTAAACACCATTTTCTAAATTCATTTAAAGCTGGAAAAAATTTTTCTTGTACAAAATACGTTATATTGAGATCATCTTTATCATTTTCACTAACAACGCCTGTGTATAAAGCTCCAATATATGATCCCCATCCACTAATTGAAGTACACATTTCAGAAGCTATAATACCAGTAATCAAAAAGCATGATTCCCAGTCATTTATAATCCAAGCCATACATACTGGAAATGCAACAGCAAACCACCACTTATTAAATGGAAATTTTTTATCTGTTCTAGGAATTCTTAATCCACCTCTTACTCTAAAAGTAAAAGCCCCAATAAGTGTGATAATAATACATTGTATAATGTTAAACCAATATTGATTCATTTTTACTTACTCTCTTCTTCTTTTTCTATTTTTATTTCATCTTCTTCGTTATTAACAACTATCACTGGAATATCTGGATATTCTGTAACTTCAATCTGAATTTCGTTTCCATTTTCATCTTTTTCTGTAATGATTTTTTTAATTCCACCTTGCATTTTATGATCCTTATATTAAATTTTATTAACAGATAATTAGAACTTATATAAAAACGGCTTTACAAAATATTTTCTTTTTTATATTTTTTAATTATATAAATTTATTTTTAGGAGAATTGGACTTTGAAAAAGATTATATTGTTATTATTGATTTGCTTATTTTTAATTAATTGTACAAATAAGATTGAAGAAAAAACACCTTTATCAGAAATGATAGGGAAAACATATTCTAATTGTAAAGTTAAATCTATTATAAGGAAAGCAGATGAAACTATATTATCATGTATTTATAAAAATGAATTGATGATCATAGATACATACACAGCTGAATATTCAGAAGAACAAATTCGTGATGAATTAATAGAAATTTTAGCTTCAAACGATATTTATTTTGGTATATTGACAGATTAAAAGGAGATATAATATGAAAAATGTTATAAAAGAAATTATAGATACAATTTTAAATTGTTTAATAATGATTGTTGTCAATTTGAGTGTTTGTATCATGCTTATATGTTCTTGTGTAGTTGCAGCAATATTAATTCCATTCACATGGTTAACTGGAATAAGAAAATTTATAGCTAAAGAATATGAAAAGTTTTATTATATTATTTCTAAATTTCTTTCTCATGATGAATATTTAGATGATGAGGATATCTAAAATGTTGATGTTTGTAAGTATAATAATGTTAGTCTTTTTGAATGTGATAGGATCAAAAAACGATACATTATTCACAGATAAATTAATAATTTGTTTAGCGTTAATGATATTAGAAATATTTTTTGAATATGTTATATTCGATCACTTCTATAACAAGTAACTTCAAATCAAATAATGTCTAATAATTCTTCTTCATTTTGATCAATAAAGTTATTATAATTGCTTGATTTTTCTTGTTTTTGTGAATGTGTTGTATATTCATATTGTGGAAAATCAGCATAATTAAGTTGTGCATTATAAATCATACCAACAAGAGCATCGCATAAATCTTTTTTCTCGGTTGTTCTTGTTACTTTACCTCTATCAAATACCAAAGAAGATAATTCTTTTTTAAGCGTTGGACAATTTCCTACTTTTACAAGCCCTTGTTCTATCAAAGCGGATGCATTTGTATAAGGTTCAAGTTTTATATCAACAGAAACCTTTTTAACTTCTTCAAAACAACCAGATTTAGCAAGTGTTTGTTGAAATATTTCACCATTCCATTGATCGCTAGACACTGTATGGATTGGCATATTACGTTCTATAACTAAATTTATCAAAAACGTTTCTATTGCATGTATATCTATTTTGTTTTTAGCATTTACGGCAAGAAGTAAATCGACAATATACATCGTTTCTTTTTCTTTTTTATCTTCATTATATCGCCATTCCTTATGTCCTATACAAATAGCAGCATCACATTGACCTTCACCACCGGCAGCTAAGTCTACGTGACAGTAATATTTAGCTGAAGGAGCACGTTTAAATACCCATCTGCCATCGGTTAATTGATCCCAAAGTTTATATTCATCAAGTGTACCAAGAATATCATTGTTGTTACCTATATCAGCATGAATAAGAAATTCAGAAGGCAATTCAGGATCTTCCAATTTAGATATATCTCTAAATACAGTAGAATTATCAACTGTAGTCATACCAGCAATATCTTGTATAGATTGTTCAAGTTGTAATTCGAATTTAGACTTATATACAGTTGGTACATTTATGACTTCACATCCAGGAGGTGGTGTATAATTACCATCTTCTAACGCCTTGAGTTCACCAGGATCTGTAAAAATCTTAGACGGAATACTACCATTACCAACAAGTACAGGAAACGTAGAACCATCACCAAGAAATTCAGGATCGACTTTTACCTCCCACAAACAAGGGTGCAAAGATAAAATAGATGGATCATTTTTTGGTAATCTTCTAATATATTCACCGATAGGACTATTAGTCGTACGAGCTGAAGAAACTACAGATTGAAATACTAATGGAGATCCTTGGAAACGTGAACTAAATCTATTATCTACTGAATTAAGAAGAGCTAATGCTTCATCACATGACTTTTCATTAATTTCATCCATAAAGCTGTTTACAATATTCAAACCTATAGTATGTGTAATTCCAGAACCACATGTTATAATTATATTGTCTGGAAAATAAATTGTACCAGTTGAACGTTCTACTGAAAATGGTATTGGACAATGAGAATCTGATAAATCAAAATTATCAAATGACTGCATTCTCATAACACGTTGAAAGCAAGGCATTGTTTCCATCAATTTAATAAATGGTAATAGATTTGTTTCATATACTTGTTTTAGTGTCATTGAAATAATTACATTTGCAATTGTAGCATCCTGATCTATATTAAAAACAGCTCTAGCATTTCTAAGACATAAAATACGATATAAAACATATAAAAATGCTTTTCTAGCTATGGTAGATTTACCACAATTGTGGGCTATTATACCAGCTTTTAAAGCAAAGTTATGATTTCTTTCAGTTGTTATGTCATATACTGGTTGTTTACCAATGTATTTTATTGAAATGATTTTGTGATTGTATAATTTCTTACGTTTATGATTTTCTTTAGTTCCTAAATTAGGATCATACCATGGTTCTTTTAAATGTATAAATGCTAATTTTTCTTTATATTCTTTTGAATCTTTACCTTTGAATCTTGCTAAAGATCCTAATGCTTGTTTTGCATAAATTATTTCTAATTCTTCTTTTGTTTTACATGCTTTTAAATTACGCATGTTTTCAGCCATTTTTCTTGAAGTATTTCTACCTTTATCAGATTTATTATATTTTGTAATAATTTTACTTATTTCTTTTTTGTGTTCTTTACCCTTTTCACTATTCCAAAACATATTAGCTGAATTTTTTTGAAATTCAGAATTATGACATAAATTGATTATTGCTATTTTTCTTTTAGCTTCTAGTTCTTCATAATCAGGTCTGGCTTTATATGTATTAAATGCTTTTAAGCCTTTTTGTCTTCTGTATTCTTTAAATTCATCTCCTTTAATTGAGGCATTATATTCTTTCCATCTTCTTCCACCTAATCGAGCATGATATTCCCAATGATAACGATGTGGAATAACTGCTAAATTACAAGGCCTATCATCATATTTTTTAAAATTTTTATGATGTGTAACTTGACCTCTTTTGTATGAAGTTTTCCATTTACTTACTATCAGATAACGCTTTTCCCATTTTTCTGTGATATTATTTTTTACTTGAATATATCCTTTGTCACTAATTTGATAATAATAAGGCATCATCGAAGTACCAACAGATAATCCAATGTCAATACTTTTCCATTTGTTTTGTCTAGTTAAAAATCTATGATCTGATGTGCATTTTATTGTTTCGTTATTATCTAAAGTAATTTCATATACATCTTGTATCCCACTAGAAAATACATCTATAATTTTATCTGGTTCCCAAGATTTATTTTGTGTATTAAACGATAATACCCATTCATTTTTATAATTATTTAACAATTCTTTTATAGTTTTATCACCATTCAGCGTTGCTACAACTGTATCATCTGTTAAACATCCGATTGAGCCACCAAATATAGTCTTTCTAACAGGAGAACCTTCTCTAAACATATATTCTAATTGCTTACGCCAATATGGATAAAGTGTGGCGTTGCTGTTATACATATAGAATTTACCAGACAGAAATTCTTCGATGCTTGGTACAGGCCGTCTATACATGATTCCGTCGATTTGATTAGCTAAATCAGTATCTTGATTTGTTATTGTCAAATAAAGAGCGATACGTCTATAAACTTCTTGTTGCTTTTTAAATTCTTCCGGCATAAAATGATCTTCATAATATGTCAAAATATCAAGAAAATCTTGTGACGCTATAACTTTTTGCAATTCGTCTGGATTATCAAAAGAAACAACTGGTAATTTTTCTAATTTTTGTTCAATGTCATATGGTAATTGTTCCATAGCCGTCTATAAATTCTCCTTTTTTAATTATATCATATAGAACTTGATAAAAATAAGACTTTTAATGATAAAATACAGGTAAAACAGATCGTTAATACTTCTAAAGTTCTAAAATATAATCGTGTTAGATGCTTATATAGACGTTAATGTCTCTAAAGATTTGAATAATGAAGACGTCTATAATTTTTCAGATAAAAATAGACATTTAAAGACTATAAAAGCTTACAAAGACGAGAAATTTCATGAAATTAACAACTATAAGGATAAGTTTAACATGTTAAAACCATTAAATGACGTTAGAAACCTTAAAGATCCGTTGAAGCAATTCGTCTGCAACATGAGTATTGCATTCCCAGCAGGCAGCCAGCTTGCCCAATTCATAGACACAGAAGACCTCATTCTTCGTGCGACGAGTTACAGCATGCCAGGATTCAAAGCAGATGAAACCGTAGTTACCTGGTCGGGATTTGAAAGGCACTATTCCGGTAAACAAACAAGACAAGGAAGTTGGAGTTGTACAGTTGTAGAAGTATGGGATGCAAGAATATTAGAGATATTCAAACGCTGGTATAATGCTGCTCATAACTACAAGAATGGTACAATTTCTTTGTTAGATCAATATACAGGTACAGTTAACATTTCTCTTGTTAATCCAGATCTTTACGAACCAAAACCTAGTGGAATTCGTTCATATGACCTACGTTTATATGATGTATTCCCTGTAACTTGTGATTTGCCAACAATTGATGCTTCGAGTTCAGAAAAAATCGACATTAGTTTGAATTTGAATTATAATTACTTCTTAGCAGGTGATGAAATCGATGGCAACTAATTAAACCTTTGATTTTATTAGTTTTTTAAGGGACTTGGAAAATAGTCCCTTTTTTATTTACAATTTTTTATCAAAATGAGAGTTCTATAGTTATATATAAAGATGAAATAAATATCTACTGGATCAGAATATGAAGAATATTTGTAAAAATTGTGGTAAAGAATATGAATATGAACCAAGAAGAGGAACATATAAGTTTCAATATTGTTCAAGCTACTGTAAACATGAATATGCTAAAAAAGATGCAGAACCACAAATGCGGATTTGTGAACATTGTCATAAAGAATACTGGTGGGATGGACAATTAAGAAATTATGAAGGTAACATTTATGTTGACACAAAAAGATTTTGTTCGCTTGAATGTGGTAAGGCATATAAATATGAAAAAATCAAAGAAGTCAAGATAGAAAAATATGGTGCAGCGGGTCTTGGATCTAAAGAAATCATCGAAAAGGCTAAAAAAACGAAATTAGAAAGATATGGTAGTGTAGGTTATAACAATCGCGAAAAGGCTAAACAAACTTGTTTAGAAAAATATGGTACAGAAAACGTATCACAATCAGAACAATCAAAACAAAAAATGAAAGAATATTGGACAAACATGTCTGAAGAAGAGTTTGAAGAATTATTAGATAAAAGGCATAAAACTTGTTTAGAAAGATATGGTGTAGATAGTGCATCTAAAACAGAGCAATTTAAAGAAAAAACAAAACAAACAAATATTGAAAAGTATGGTGTTGAATATTATACACAAACAGAAGAATATAAACAGAGGTATAAAGAAACATGTCTTGAAAAGTATGGTGTTGAACATGCTACACAAAATCCAGAAATTTCTGATAAGATAAGCAAAATGCTATTAAACAAAACTGAAGAAGAATGGTCTGAAATAATAGATAAACGTAAAGATACAAATTTAGAAAGATACGGTGTAGAATTTGCATCACAAAGTGGTGACATAAGAGAAAAAATAAAACAAACAAATTTCGATAGATATGGAAATGAAGTAGCTCTTAGATCAGATTCTGTACAAGAAAAAATAAAAGCTAAAAATGTAGAAAAATATGGTGTTGAATATAGTATAGGATCAAAAGAAGTACAAGAAAAGATACGAAATACAAATTTAGAAAGACATGGTTATGAATATCCTTTTCAATCACAAGAATTAAGAGAGATTATGGAAGAAAATAGAAAAAAGACAAACTTGAAAAGGTATGGTTCAGAGAATATTGTTCATGTCAAAGAATTTAAAGAAAAAGCTATACAAACTTGTTTAGAGAAATATGGTGTACCATATAATTGTATGAGCAAAAATTGTATAGAAGCCAATTTTAGTACGATATCAAAAATCAATTTGAATTTTAAAAAGAAATTAGATAAGCATAAAATAAAAAATAAATTAGAATTTTGCTTAAAAAATTATAATTATGATTTTTTATGCGAAGATAAGGTTTTAGTTGAAATAAATCCTAG